GCATTTTTGCGAACATAGGTAGCTACTTTTGACCATGTAATTATTATATCACTCTTTTTAGGACGAAGATATCCTTTTTCGCGGTCCAGTCTAGGTAATTCCTCATCCTTGTCAAAATTATCCTTGTCAAAATTATCCTTGATAAATTCCAACACCTTCTCATCACCCTCAAACTGCTTGACTACCTTCTCGATAACCTTTTTGTTTTGCCATAAGTTAATTTCGTACGTCTGCATGTCCCACACTCAAATATTCTATTTTCTTTACCCAACCACTGGGTATAGCTGTTACGCCACCACCGCTGTTGTCGTCCTTATCCTTGCACCACGAGCGCATAATCACGACCTTCTCATCATTATTCACCATCATCCATCCTACTTCCATACAGTTTGCAAGTGGGGCCTTGATAATATCCTTGATATCCAGCCAACCAGTTTCCGTATCACGGGCATCAACCCAGTGAACACGCACCATAGGAACAGAATTAATATCCATTCTAGTTGTTTCGTGTGTCCCATTTTGTTTGGGCATTTGCGTAGGCTTTTTGAATATGACTTTCATCAAATCCTTCCAATGCTTTAACACGGTTTCGCTCCTCTACATCCTCCATCCATTCATCAATGATTCCAAGAACCATGTGAATGGGTAGCCCTTGCTCATACATGCGAATCATCCCCAGCTTGTCAACAAGCCAGTGGAATGCTTCATTGTTCTGCTCCCCTTCTATAAGAACAGCCTTAATCTCTTTTCTTACTTTTTCTAATTCTTTCATTTCTTATTTTTATTCCTCTCTGGACAGATTCCTTCTCAATTAAATGCATCATTTCCTGTCCCGGTCCACGGTGCATGCTCTCCCCCATGCGCACCAATGCGTCATAATAGGGAATCTTTATCGCTACGCTTTTGTATCTTGTTGTGTCAACCATTTGTATTGTCTATCTCTTCCTCAGTTATCTCATCTAAGGTAATTCTATATGTATATGGTTTACCTCTATATTTCCTTTTCATAACCAATGTGCAGTGAAGTTTTCCTTCATCATAATTATGACTGGTTGGGCCATAAACATACATATGATCCACGTCTTTATTTTCTTGATACGCATTAATAGCATTTTCTATTCCAGAATATTTAAGATCTAACGTTCTATTATGTAGTGTTCTCATTCCAGCTTTAGTCATTTTAAACGATCCAACCTGTCGTGCCTGTGTTGTTATTTTTTTATCCATGGATGGGTTAACTTCAAATTTTTTAAGATATTCCTTAACTTTTTCAGTATCAAATAATACCCTATGCTTCCTGTTATCCCCCATCTTCATATGAGGAATTTCTTTCATCTTTCTGTTAATGGTTGCTAGGCTGACCCCAAGCGATTCAGCTAAATCGTTTTTTGACATGTAATTATTCATATTCTACTTTCTCCTTATTCTTTTAAAAAACAAGATAATTCTCGTTTTAAGCGTGGGACGCCAGCGCATGTCATTCCAGTATTCATACCACAATCCATGAACCTTTCCGTACCCAACCTTTGCGGGATACTTGGAAATCTTAATCACCAAGCATGCCCACTACCCATAGTGTTGCGAAGAATACAAGGGCGAATGTTGCGGGGTCCATTAATCTGTACCCTCCCAATCAAAATCATTTTCCTCATCTTTGTTTTCCTCTTCCTCAATAATATCATTGATCTTTTCAACAATATCATTTTCCTTTTCGTGCAGCTTCTCTAGTTTAGCAAGCTGTGCCTTGATTTTTTGTAGTAGTGTTTTAGCCATGTTACCTCCTAGCTATTGTGTTCCGGTGATCCTCGAAGTTCATTCTCAAAGGATTCTTTTTCGTATGCGTAACGGCGGGTGAGGATCGTGTAAACCCTCTCCCATCGTTTACGGTCGAGCAACTCTTTGTCCGTCTGCGGAAAGCGTAGTGCCTTGCCACCAAGACGGTCTTTTTCTTTTATTAATCTATCGTATAAACTCATATGCCTAATACCCACATGTAAAGATGGTATACTATCCACAATGCAATGACGATCTTAATGGGGATGATAAAAAATGAAATGATGGCCCAGATCATAGACGCACCGCAATGTATTCATAATCAAAATTATCATGCTTCTTTTGTACCAGTGTAACGAGGTGGTTGTTGTAGGCTTTGCGTATGTGCTTTGCTAGCTTTTCCACGCGCTTGAAGTCAAGCGTGGGTGATAGCTTCTGTTCATTCGGCGCAAAGATGAATCCCCTGTAGTAGGAGATTCGGTGGCCCCTGTATGACTTGTTCAGCCATTCATCAAACTTTTTTAAACTTAACATAATGTGATCGAAACTCCCGTAATTGTGATAGCTCTTTGGTGTGTTGCTGTGTAATCCACTTTTAATATATTCCCTTGTCATTTCTCAACTCTTTCATAACAAAGCCTCCGAGGGATTATCTTGTGGTCACCCTCAACCTTTTCCCGACAAATCAAGTTTTCTAAACTTAACGAGTACTTCAGAACTAAAGCTCCAACCCCTCATCCATATTGGACATTGTGATTGGTGCCCTATGCCTTACAACTTTGCGATTGTTGTTCAGCCAGGAGGATATATCAATTGCAATTAATATACTCTTCTTTGTTGCCCATATTATACAGTAAATTATGGGATATATCAAGTAAATAATTATCCCGGAAATCAGCCAAAAACCTTGTCAAGTAAAAAATAAGTTATTTCTTGCTTTGAAACAACTTGTCAAGTATATAATAGTTCTCAACTTCATTTCATCTCGGTGGACTCTCTTCGCGCATTCGTTGCGAAAGGGTCCCCTTTTTTAATAGGATAACAGTGGCACGCAGAATCAGAAATATCTGGTATAAATTCAGAAAATGGTTAAAATACCAACCTCATAAAACATACATGCGAGGAAAATAAATGATAAAGATATGGCTACTGGTAATGCTACTATCTTCCCCTAATCAACCATCCGTTAAATACAACGCACTTATCTACCCAACGGAAGAGCAGTGTGTAGTGGCACGCGATGGTTACAGGGAAGCATATGCGGCAAAACCACCGGAATATAAGCTTTCCCTTAAAACGGAGGCTTTCTGTATCCCTTTTGACTCATTCCCTATCACAGGAATGCCTAAGCCCATTGGGGCATGAGATATATTATTTTATGGAAGTAATTATAACAGTATACGCTATTTGGATTATAGGAGGATTAATTATTATGGCGGTTGAACAATGAACGGGTTAAATGAAAGTCAGTGATAAAACAAATGTGCAGATGCCACTTAAAACGGTTGCTAGTCTCATCACGTTGGTCGCTGTAGGAACGTGGGCTTATTTTGGCGTGATAGCTAGACTAACACAAGTAGAAACTTCATTAGTTTTAACAGAAAAAGATTTAACAGCAGCTAATGAATTTATTATTGGTGTTCCTAAAGGTGATATGGTTTCACCTCAAATCAATGAATTATTCATGTTGGTGGAATTTATTTCTTCTACTCAAGAAAAGTTACAAGATGAAATTGAATCCATGATGTCCAATAGTGTAAATATAAATTTTTTAAAAAACCAAGTTGAGAAATTACAAGACGACGTGGAAAAACTAAAAGATAAAGTCAGAAACAATGGAGGTCACTAATGATTATAATGAAAGTAATAGCTCTCTGCATGTTTGTCAACGGAAGTTTGGATGGGCATATGCTAGTAGAGGGTAATAAAATAAGTAAATGCTTGAAAATTAAGAGGGAGGCTGAGAGGAATTTGGCTGATAATAGAGCTAATGTTATTCGTTATGAATGTGGATTTGTAACAGCAGAACTAAAAGAAGATGCAGAAGGTAATCTTAAAATATATAAAATAATTAAAGATAAATATGAGAATTAAATGATTACGCTGCTCGTTGACCGTATCCCCGAATCTTTTTCAACATCGAATAAACGCCATTATTCCTACCAGGCGTCAAGAGAGTTGACAGCTGCAATTCTTCTAACTTCTTGGTGTCGAAAGATTTTATCTCTCCTGAAGTTGAACCGCTAAAAACATCCGCCAACATACATACCATCCCCTTTGATATAAGTGCTGCTGAATCAGCAGTAAAATATATTTTATCTTCAACAAAGTGTGGTACTAACCAGGTTTGTGACTGACAACCTGGAACCTCAAATGATTTAACTTTATGTGCTTCGTCCATTGGCCTGGAATTTTTTCCAAAGTCCATGATCCACAGGAACTTGTCCTGGCTATCATCAATGAGTCCAAGAATCTGAATGTATCTTTCTAATTTTCTACTGATCACAAATTTTTAGGACCGGTGTATTTTGAATCCTCAAGAGGAATGTACCCATTCCTTATCTTGTCCCGGTACAACGCACCGATGATCGCGTTCTTTGTTGTTCCACATATCTTTGCTATTTTACTTGTACTAAACTTATCTTCAACTAAAGACTTAACATCATTCAACTTTTTATTGGTCCATTTTATTGGTCTTCCCGTTTTAGCCATGCTTGTATCTCTTTCTATTTTGCTTATTCCAACGCTTTTGCCATGCCCAGCAGCTGAGGGACCCACCATAATGCTCGCATAGTGAATAGAACCAGTCTTTGGCCAAAAACACTAAATTACCCGGGTCCAATCGTACCACCCACCCTTTTAAACCCCGATAGGAGCGAGATATGAGCTTTTTTATTTGGCGGAATACCGTCGTTTCCTCTCCTGGGTCCCAAACGTCCATCATGCTGTATCTTTTGGGTTTAAGTCGGCTTGTTCTATTTTTTTTGTTAATGGAACCACATTATCTTTCTCTGCAATCTTTAAACTTGCATTAAAAGCAATTGTAATACGTTGCCGTGGTGATGGATTACATACTACATCATGTAGAAGGTAAGATGGAAAAACAAGAACGTCCCCGTCATTCGGAAGATGCGCAATCATGTTGGAATGGGGCATGTGTGGTGGAATCATTTTGTATATTTGTTCATGCGTCGCAAAACGAATGACACCTGTATCATGTCCTTGCACGTAATATACCCCGGATATATCGGCATCCGCACGGTAGTGCGTGTGAAATATATTGGCGCCCCCAGTATTATTAACATTTGTCCAATAGGTAATTGCTGCATCAACTTTTTTATTAGGGAGATAATGATCTGTCCATGCGGACATAAGCATACCAATAGGTTTCATCAATTCCTTCTCACATTTATATTTAAACATGCTACGCCAGCATCCGGCATTGCTGAAGTCCATCCCTTTAGGGTCTTTCTCCTTTTGTTCCTTAATCTCATGCATCAGAAGATTGTTTAAATTTGAATAATTATCCCATTGTCTGTAGAACAAACGCGTATCCTGGATTGGAATCTTCGCTATTACTACTTTCCCGTTTTTTTCTTGCGCCATTTTGATGACCTCTTCTTTCTTTTTTTCTTGCCTAACTTTCGTCGGCCTTTATGTTTACTTAATCCTACTTTCGCCATATACTTTTAACGAACATTCTGCCCCACACAGAAATACCATTTGGTATTCTTGTTCCGGATTAAATTTCTTACTTGTCCAATATAATAATTTTTTAAGCCATGTACCACATTGTGAACACTTAAATTCTGGTCCTGGGCGCACGGTGCTTTTATCATACTCCACAAAGTCCCTCACATTCATCTGAAAATTCTTCATCAAACGTTTCTCCAAATAAACTTTGTTGTTTCTTTGGCTCAAGGAAATTTATGCTTCTAAGCGGCTTCGCTGACTTATGAAGAAATAGTTCTGCTTCTGTGTTCTTTAATCCATGTCTAATCTTGTCATCAACTTCACACGCATCATCCCAGTCCTTAGGATAATTCTTCTGCATGTTTTTCCACTGATCATTGTGGTGGTATGGGCAACCAATACATGATGATTTACCTGGCATAGGGTGTTTCTTTATATCACGGTACCATTGCAGGCAATCAGCACGTGACATTTTCATTTCAATTAAAGGCCATCTTGATGTAAGCCATGGCATCCGCGCCTTCTTCATGCGCATTGCTTCATCGGTGGATATACCAATCCATTGTTCGACGATCATGTCTTTTTTAACGCGGTGTCTCGGCTTGATTCCTAAAATTTCCCTCATCTTTTTTTGTATGGGGATAACTTTATAATCATGTGTACATTGACGGTATAGCATTCCAACCTTTCCACCAGGACGTGCAGCAAATAGTGGTGGATTTGGTACACGTCCGGCGAAAGATTTATGCTCCTCATTTGACCCTTTAATGGGGTTCGCTGCGCGGATAAGGTCTTCCCTAAGGTTTCCTCTCTCTACAGTAATGAGTGGGCAAATCGTTATAGCCTTTTTTAAATATTCTACATGCTCATACACGAAGGAAGGTTCCCATCCTGTATCAGCAAATATCATGTAATCTGGTTTGTGTTTTGTCAGTCCTTCTTGTGCCATGAGTGCCAAACAGGAAGACTGTACCCCTGCCCCGAGTGATAACACGCGGATGGTGGGTTCTCGTTTCTTTCCTTCTTCATCAAAATACTCTGGCTCTTGTGTTGCCGCAACTGCTGCCATTGTATTAAGCGTCTTTCTATTAGGCGTAAGTTTTGTAGACATTTCTTCCAAAAGTTTTCTTCTTTCATATTCCATCTGCTCCGGGTTAATAGCAAAACCTGGCTTAACTCCAGCAATAGGCTTGTTTGCTGCCGCACGTTTCTTTCCTTGTTCACGGTACCCGGGTTTTCTAGTCTCTGTCATAGGCCTCTAATTGTTTTAATGTTTGGGTGATTTTTTGCGTATAATACACATCTTCGGCATAAATTGCAAGTGTCCTGGCCAAAGATTCAAGGTCCACTATGTCGCTGATATACTGGGTTAATCGCTCCTCTCTAAAGTCTCTATAATGATGGTTATTATTAAGTAAATCAATATAGTAAGATATGGATTCGCATTTAGTCTCAAAGATCCTAAGCCCCCAGCTAGCATTAGGTATATTAAGCGGCTTCATTTGGTCATCTGCTGAGTCAAAAGTGCGGATCCCTAACAAATTGTTACCAATTGTTGCAAACCTGGAACGTCCCCATTCCGATTCATGAATGGCTTGTGCTATCACTAAATTTACGGGAATCCTGTTGTGATCCTCTTCCATTGAATTCAAATGCAACGTACACGCTGTAATATCCTCAATGAATTCCTCATTGTTGGTGTAATCCATTTCTGGATTGAAAGGTACACATATTAATAACACTGCGCATAACCAACTCATTCGCCCCAGCTTTCCCCTACATTAATGTCGACCTTTGATGGAACCTCAAGTTCCACGCAAGTTTCCATTACTTCCTTTACTTTCTTTCCTTCATTTTCATCTGTTACAGAACAGTTAAGTTCATCATGAACCTGTATGTGAGGAACTAAATTTAATTGTTCATATACATCAACCATGGCTTTCTTGGTTTGATCCGCAGCTGAGCCTTGAATCAATCTATTTAATGCCTTGTAAGTATACGCTCTTTTAATAGCATCACCATATTCCACTTTTGCTTGATTCAGTGGTAGTGCCTTGTGTACACCCCATTGTGTTGGTTCCCATAAATCAAATCTACATTTACGTCCCAGTAATGTACGAATGACACCTTTTGTATTGGCACGGTTCATCACTGCTTCCAGCATTCCTTGCATAAAGGGTACACGTGCACGGAAATCAGCAAGCATTTTCTTTGCTTCCTGTGGTTCAAGGTCCAAGTCACGCGCTAATTTATTATAGCCCATGCCATACATGACACCTAGTCCGATAGTCTTCGCAAGACGTCTCTCCACACCTGCCATTTCGGCTGTTTGTTGGTGAAAGTCGAGGTCCGTTTTATGATATGCTTCCTGTACTTCCCTAGCACCGGGTTGGTCGACGAGTCTTGCCCAGTGTGTAAGTAACCTGGGCTCTTGTTGCGAGTAGTCCGCTTTGAGCCAGTACTTCCCACTTTCCGGGATGAAAAGTTTCCTAATGTCTTTCGCGAATTGACCCCTACTCGGAATCTGCTGTAAATTAGGATGATTATAAGAAAAGCGACCAGTGACAGTACCTCCACTGTCAGACCTAATTTGGTTAATGTGAGCATGTATCCTCCCGTCATTGTTGTGATTTAATAACCCATGCAGGAATGTCCCTCTTAATTTGTTCAATTCCCTCGCCTGCATAATTAATCGAGGTAGTTCATGTGGATGATCCGTTAGAAACATCTTCGTAAAGGAAGGAGCATTGGTCTTTTCCGTTCTTTCATAGGGTAGGTTCAACGCATCAAAAGCTTTCGAGATGGATGCTGCTGCCCATATCTCTATATTAAGTCCGGTTAGATCCTTAATCCTTTTCATTAATTTTTTTTCTTTATTTTTAAATCTGTCATTAAGACTCACGCATTTATATTGATCAAATCTCACACCCGTCTTGGTCATTCTGTAAATTACATGAATAAGATTGCATTCCAGATCATATACCGTTGTAAGATTATCCTTGACAATTTCCCATGATAATTTTTCATGCAACTTGTAGGTTAAATCAGCATCCGCTTCAGCGTACTCACCCACAAAGGTGGATGGCAACTTGTACATTTCATTCTTGGGATCAACGCCAAAGGCGTCAGCCGCTTCCTTAAGCTTTTGTTCATTCTTAAACTCTCCTAGATATTCATGCACAATGCTGTTTAATGTATAGGAGAATCTATTCTCATCTATAAGTGCCGCAGCTACCATGGTGTCATGAACTCTTCCCTTAACTTCTATTCCAAGGGTGGAAAGCCAACCAATATCATATTGCGCATTGTGAAATATTTTTTCAATGGAACCGTCTTCACATATGGACTTAATATACTTAATAACTTTCTTTTCATCCATGTTTCCCCCACCAGCGTGGGCGATAGGATAGTATCCTTTGAAAGAAGCATTCGCTATAGCGATGCCAATGACATAACCACGCTTACGTGGCCATCCTGGTCCTTCCTTGATTAAGTGTGGATCACACGTCTCTAGATCTACTGCTACTTTGCCTTCAAGTTTAGGAAATTCTGTGGGAGCAACCCAATTGGAATTTACTGTTTTAAAAAGATCCTGAGTCACCAATTTCCCCCGCTATTGCTGAATAACCTGCCATGTCAACAAAATTATCCAAGTTAAATTTTTCACCTTGTGTGGTACGTGATATCTTTAATAATATCATCATAATAGCTACATCAGCAGCTGTAATATTAGCCATTGGTCTTAACTTACCATCTAGAAATATATTCCAGAACTCTGCAATTTCTGCATGATTCTTGAATGCATCTCCATGTGTCTTGTTCCTGTCCTTGCTGACCATTTCTTTTGCAAGAGCAAGTATTTCTTCTTTGGTCATATTATGAACCCTCCCTGTCTTTGTGGTTGTACTATGTGTAGCTCATTACGAGCACGTGTAGCTGCTACATAAAATACACGGCATTCATCATCTGAATCTTTTTCCATTGCTTCCTGTGACTTTCTTGATAAGTCTGTCAGCAACATAACTTTGTCTGCTTCTCCTCCTTTAGCACCATGAATCGTGCTTAAATGAATCTTTGGATCTGATTTTACAAAATCCTTGTTTCTCATTTCAATAGACCGTAAAAATTCTTTATCGCGCGTTCCTACCTTATCAAAAGCTACGTCCCAAGGTCTTCCTCCTACAAGTAATCCATGATTCATAACTAAATCTTCTAGTTCATAATTTTCTTTATCAGCTGTTTTTAAACCTTTGTGACCACGTTCTATTCCTATTTCTGATGACATATAAGAATAAATAGTTTTCACTTCTGGTAATTCTATATGCTCACCTTGATTTAATTTTTTCCAAGAAGCTGTAGCATTTAATAATTTCTGCGATATAGGC